TTGATGTTATACTATTAGAGGTTGCTAATATATTAGAGTTTGCATTTGTTGAAATAACATTTGATGTAATTCTCGTATTGTTAGAATTGTTTATATTAGTATTTAAAATATTTTCATTCAAGTTTGATGTTATACTATTAGAGGTTGCTAATATATTAGAGTTTGCATTTGTTGAAATAACATTTGATGTAATTCTCGTATTGTTAGAATTGTTTATATTAGTATTTAAAATATTTTCATTCAAGTTTGAAGTAATACTATTAGAGGTTGCTAATATATTAGAGTTTGCATTTGTTGAAATAACATTTGAGGTAATTCTCGTATTGTTAGAATTGTTTATATTGGTATTTAAAATATTTGTATTCAAGTTTGAAGTAATACTATTAGAGGTTGCTAATATATTAGAATTCGCATTTGTTGAAATAACATTTGAGGTAATCCTCGTATTGTTAGAATTGTTTATATTAGTATTTAAAATATTTGTATTCAAGTTTGAAGTAATACTATTAGAGGTTGCTAATATATTAGAATTCGCATTTGTTGAAATAACATTTGATGTAATTCTCGTATTGTTAGAATTGTTTATATTGGTATTTAAAATATTTTCATTCAAGTTCAATGTTATACTATTGGATGTTGCTAATATATTAGAGTTTGTAGTTGTAGTAATAACATTTGAAGTAGAAAGAGTATTAAAAAATTGTATAGAATGATTAGCTGACACAATAGAATTTAACATATTTGATGTTGTAGATACATAATTAGAAGTATCCAATATAACATTTCTGTTATTTTTCATAAAATTTCCCCCAATTGAAATATCTTTAGAAATATCAACATTTCCCGAATTATTAAAAATAATAACATTGCTTGTTATATTGTCTGATGCACGTTTTATACAAAACAAAGAATTAGAATTAGATATTGTCCAATCGCATTTTGTATTATCTCCAAAAATATCATTATTTCCTTGTTTAAAGTTTATATTAATAGTTCCATCTCCTGAATCTCTATCGTCTTGAAGAGTTAATGTAACATTACTTTGAACTAAATGTAGAAGTGTTTTTGGATTTGTTATTCCAAAACCTACATTTAATATATCCATTGATTAATTATATGGGGCTGTCTATATAATTATATTTATATTAATATTTAATAAAAAAAATGCGGTATTATATAATTAATGAACTTTTAATTTAAGCTCATTAATCTCTATTTGTTGATTATTAATTTTTTCAGTTAATTCTTGTATGGACTTTGTCAATAATGGAATAATTGAAGAATAATCGATTGTATAATTATCGGTTTCGCTCGATGGACAATTAACAACATTTGGAAATATTGTTTCTATTTCTTGAGCTATAAAACCATACCTTTTTTTATCGGTTAATTCGTTTTGATCTAATAGAAAATAAGATACGGGATTAATTTTATTTACAAGTTCGATAACAGAATTTATTTGTGTTATATCTTTTTTATATCTTATATCGCTAATTTGTGTTATACTCGTGCAGTTAATATTTCCAACAACATCTAACTTATGTGGAGTATCTATAGAAGGCGTTTTTCCAATACCTACTTTATCGTGAGCAACAGCAATTGTTGCATTTAAGGGTGTAAAAGGTGTTCCATTATTCCATATTTCGGTAGCAGTCCAACTTGATGATGGTTTTGGATAATATTCGTCAAGTTGTTCGGCGGATTTATTTAAATATAAATGTCCAACATCATTATTTAGTTTTGACTTCCAATATGCGGTGTAATAAACCTCTTCTGTCGTGTTTGGCATATCTTCATAAGAGCCTGATACATTTGCTATAAAGTTAGAATATGTACTTGATTCCGCTCCTAAATTATGTGATATCCAACACGAAGAACCCATTGTTTCTATATCATTACCATTAGGACCTGTTAATTTTATCCATCCTCCTGTTCCAATTTTTCTATATAATTGTAATCCCCACCATCGCGAGTCATACTCGTAATCCATACCAATGTGACAAACTATAGATACAAGTATTTTAGATGTAATATGACATGGTTTTATATTTATAACAAAGCCATTTACAATATCATTATTTATGGGCTCCCATTCTCCACTATCGCCTGTTTTTGAATTTGTAGAAGTATAAGTTTTATGTTTTGTTTGTATTGTCATTCCTTGTGAAAACTCTAACACAAATGGTATTCCATTGAGATTATATGATTGAGCATTAACACCCCCATTAACATCTAATTGGTGGTTAGGTTCGCTAATATTAACACCTATATTTCCAGATACACCATTTATCACAAAACGTTCGTTTATGATATTATCAATTCCACTTTCTAATTTATATTTATTATTAATATTTGATATTCGCCAACCGCATTTTACATTATTTTCTATATTGTTATTATTACCATTTATAAGTTCTATCGATGTATGTGAATTATTATCTATTCTACCATCTTGTATTTTTAATGTACTATTATTCCCATATATTGACAATATACTTAATGGATTAGTTGTTCCAATACCAACATAACCATTATTCATTATAGTAAATACTTCATTTGCTTTATTTGAAATATTGACAATATCACCTAAAATATTGTCCTGTTTGACATAAAATGCTGTATTGGCGTCTGTGTTAATTACCTGCAATTGTTCGGTAACATAAACATCTGTTTGTAAGATTGTGCTATTTCCGGTTATTTCTAAATCTATTGCTGTTATTTTTCCTACAACATTTATATCACGGTCATATATGTTATTTACAATAAACCTATTATTAGTCCCATTTGCTACATTATCTGCATTAATATTATTAATAGTATTAGAAATTATATTAGAAGTTTGTAAAACATAATTAGAACTATCGTTTATTCTATTATTTAATGTTGTAGAAATTACATTAGATGTTCGAGAAATATAATTAGAAGTATTAAAGTCTAAATTGCTTGATTTGTTGTATAATATATTTGAAGTTGAAGAAATATAATTGCAAGTATTTAATATATTTGTGTTTAATGTTGCAGAAATTACATTGGATGTTCGTGATATATAATTTGAAGTATCGTTCATGACATCTCTCCCTTCAACTCTTAATATACCATTAGATGTATCAATGTCACCATACAGGTCTATTTTATATTTTGGAGAATTTAAATTATTTTTATGCAATACCATAACATCTTTAATAGAATTATTCTCAATTTTATCAGTAACGCTAAACAGTTTGTAATTATCAAAATTATCAATAGATTTTGATTTTATTTCGACACCATTTATCCCAGTGATATTAAACACTATATTACTTGAATTGACAAAGTATTTATTATATAATCCTTGGTTCAAAATTTCAATCAAATCATTCCCATCACCATCATATATTTTTCCATTCACAATGATATCATCTGCTGCGTTTATTACACCTTTTATAAAAATATCTCCATTATCATTTATTTTTAAATTTGTTGAATTAATATTTTTTATATTATCTTTATATTTTAATTCAAATATACCATCATATGCTAAAATTTCATAACCATTAATATTTTCATTATTATAATCTATTTTATTTAACAATGTTATATGTGGTTTTATATTTTTTACATTATAATTTTTGATTTGAATTAGAATGTCTCTTGTCTCGCTTTCGTCAAAAAAATTATAATATTCTTCCAATGCTATATTGTTCGTGAATGAATTACCATAAATATCAAAATTATTTACTACGTTTTTTACCGTATCACCTTGTGAATTATATTCTAATTTTAATAGTTTCATATTTCTGTTTATGTTATTGACGGTTGAAGAAATGGAATAATTTGATGTTGATATATTTATAGTATTTACATTTGGATTATTTGGATTTACTATTGGTATAGGAACCTCTAATATTTGTAATTCATTGTTGTAATTTGTACTTATAAAATTGTTTGGTAATACATTACTAGTTTCAAATCTTATTATATTATTGCGATTTATAGAAAAGGTATCTGTTATCTCTATATTAGAATTATATCTTATTATATTATGCGTATTAGTTTTTAAGAATATATTACTATTCGCGAAACTGTTTTGAAGTTTGATTGTATTAGTGTTTAATTTTGCAATACTATATATACTATCATTATTCTCAAAAACTAATGGATCAGTATCCTCATATTTATATATATCAGTATGTATAATATTGTTGATAGTTATAATATTACTATTGTTATCAATAACATTAACTACATTTAATCCTGGAGAAATCGTAATATTGCATGTTATATTATCTGCAATTAAATATTTATTCAAATATGTAAAATTAAAATTATAGGATAAATTATAATTTTCTGTTTCCGCTTGTTCGTTTAGTTTTGTAAGAGCTAAAGTTTTATCAATATTATAGTTTATGGAATGAGACTTTACCGATATATTTTCGGCTGATATTGTATTAATATCATATGATAATGAAGGTAATATATGAATATTGCAATTATCTCCAGAATCATATAACTGGGTTATAATTATTTGATCAACTACAGTTGTTGGAATATATTTAGTAAGATTATGATTATCGCTATAATTAATATAATTAATAGATATATTGCTGGAATAATAAGTAATTGGTATATTTACATAATTTGTATCGTAAATTAATTCGTTAGTACTTTTAATTCTTGTTTTAAATATAAAGGCAGGGTCATTCCTATCCTCTTCAGTTATACTATTTGAAAAGTCGTCAACCAAGTTTGTAACATTGATATTAAAGTTATAATCTGAAATATATTTTTGGTTTATATTTGTCCAAGTCGTTTCTGGTTCTGTTATTTGTACATCTATGAGTTTTACGGAAACTATACTATCTGATAAATATTGGCTTGTATATCTATTATAAACAGATACAGCCGAATTATCATATTCGCTTTTTATAACAAACGATTCAACAGGACTTAAATCATTAAATCCAAACCTGGCTCCCTTTCTATCATTACCTTGGTTGTCAAAAGCATCAATTGTAAAAACATTTTTTTCAGATAGTGATTCATTATATATACTTTCGCGAGAAGTATTTATTGAAAACTTATAATTATTTGCATGATTACCTCCATATATTGTATGTATGGTATTTGTATCACCCCCAGTATTTACCAAATTGATTGAAGCCGGTTTTTCATTATTTGTAATTTGCAATCCATATTTATCATTACAATCTATATGAAATCCAATATTACTATTATTTATATTATTTCCTAATCCAAAATGTGCTTGTGTATTTATTATATTACCAAATGTATCATTATTACTTTTAAATTCAATAAAGCTATTATATGCTTTTGTATTCGTATTATAAAAACTCATATTAAATTTAGACGCATTATTATCATTTTTCATAATTTTGAGTTGAACCATATTACTCGTATTCGTAATCTTGTCTATATTATCATCAAAAGCACCATTATTAACATTATATATACCAAGTTCTATAGAAGATGATGTTTTTGCTTCATCAGCTATTTCATACGTAATAAACTTTGCCACAGAAAAATCATTATCGACTTGTTTGATAATTAATGGAATTGACATATTAGCACTTAGTTTTGGGTGAATGACAAGAGTGGAAACTGGTGTTAATAAACTAAAGTTTAAAGCTATTATATTATTTTCAATATCTTCGCTTGATACATTAACTGGTTGCGTTATTGTATATGTTGTAGCATTTTCAATAACACTTACTAAATTGGATATAGTATTTAATTTAAAATTAAAATTATCTCCATTTTTATCTATAATTTTAATATTTCCGTGTACTTCTAAATCGCCATATATAGACATAGCAGATTTATTTTCATAATTAACATCAATATTAGGATTATTTACATCTATATGATAATTAGAATCAATTGTGTTATAATAAAATGACATACCATAAGTTGTTGGTTTAAATGTTTTATCAGTATAACCGATTTGCAAAGGTCCTATAATTGGAATATCATTATTTCTAATATTATTATACATATGATTTTTGTATATAAACCATTTTTCGTTATTTCTCTCATTCCCTGCACCTCTATCAAACTCGCAAATATCTATACCACTATAATCAGCATTATTATTAGCACCACCACCTCTAATCCCTCTATATATACGAATTACTGAATAATTATTATCTTCTGTTGTTAAGTTTCTTACTTGTAATGGGGCTACAATTTGTTCATTTGTCCAACCAATGCCTATTTTTTTCTGTGTATAAAATGTATCAGTATTATTGTTTGCATTTTTCAATGTTTCTATAATATTGTCATTTTGATAATATAAATCGGCATTTAAACCTTCTTTAACATTAAAACCTTTCATTTTAGTAGAAATAGATGTGATATTATTATAATTTACACAAAACTTGTTTGTTGATATATCATTCAAATTGAAATAATTTTTTTGTTTTTCATAAATAAAGCATGTCGTGCGAACATTATCATTATTTATATTTAAGTAATAATGTAATGCGGTAACATCACCATTAACATCAAGAGCATAACCTTCGGCTGGTGTTAATTTGTTTATAGAGACCTTATTTTCATTAATAGATAATGTTGGTGGTGTATTTTTTAAATTAGGAAAGTTTAAATTATCTGTAAGTTGTGATATATCTGAAGATGGGTAAAAATATATATTATTTTTTTTACCCTGAACCCTATTAGTGTTTATTATGAGACTATTATCAGTAAAGTCAAGACGATGTAATCTACCTATATTAGTTTTATAATCTATTGAGTCAACTGTGCTTTTCATATATATATCAAATGTATCATCAAATAATACATCGTCTTTTATAATATTAAGCATTCCATCAAATCCGTCTGAAGCTTGAAATCCTATCCCAAGTTTTTTTGGAAAACTAATATTACTATTAATTAATTGCATACCATAATCACTTGAACTACCTATTCCACCATTTATATTTGTTAATGAAACTGGCTGACCATATACAAAAATATTTTCTACATTAAGGTTTTTTACAGTGACTTTATTAGGTCCATCGAAAATAACATCATCTTTGAATGAAACATTTCCTCTAAATATAGATTCCTCAGTAACAGTTATTCTTTTAGATGTTAAATTTTTTACAATAGCATCTTGAGAAACATTAATATTACTTGTATTTAATACTCTCGCGATATTAACATTATTATTAAAATTGTAAGTTTCTCCTTGAAAAGCACCACCTCCTATTTGACTTGCATTTAATGCACCAAAACCATCTTTGCGGATATATATATCATCTATATTTTTATATGTATTCGTTATAAAGTCTTTAGATACTATTTTGTCAAACTTTGAAACACCTATTACTTCCAAACGTGGCTTTCCTGTTTCTGGTATAACATCTACTATATTACCTTGTTTAAGTATGTATTTATTAAAACTTATTTCATTATTTTTATTTGTACCTATACCAACATTACGATTTTCATCAATTGTCATTGCAGGTAAATTACCAAGAGCTGTATTATAAACAGGCAAACTTACATCCCCATATAAGTTATTAATAACATTGGAGGATTGACTAACATGAAACTCCAAAGGCATACCAACTGAAGTAGATATTATTGCAGGAGATTTGGAATTCCCACCAATAATACCAATATTAAACATAGTTGCGTCATCGCCTGTATTTACTTCATTTCGTAGTGCTATTTGCATACTATCAAACTTGTTATTTGCATATGATACAATATTCAACGGATGTGTATTTTTATATGTATTATCCATCCCACCCAATGTAACATATTTAGTAGTAAATACATTTTCAACATTTTCATAAATAGTTCCTGATATGTCAGGTATATCATTTGTAATAAATCCTGATTTAAATGGTTGTGAATTTGTTAATGTTGATGCTATAGTAATGATATTACTAACCATACTTGCAGATACAGGATCTGACGATGAAATACTAATATTATCCAAATGCAAAGACTTCGCAATAATAGCACCATTACAAACAATATTATTTCCAACAAATAATGATGTATTATTATTCAAATTATTAGTTGTATGTCTAGATGCATCAATAGATATGCCTCGTTTATTTACAATAAAATTGTACAATGTTCGCGAAGGGTCTTGTACATCATAGGTTTTTTCACCAACAAAAAGATATTCGTCCTCAGTCATATCTAATTTTGAAAGATTAATAGCATTGTTAGTATTTGTATCCTTTTGTAATCCTATTGCAACCGAATCAATTTGAACAGTAGGTTCGATAATTTGTGTATCGGCGGAACTCATAAATAAAGGGTATTCTATTTAAAAGAAATATACTATTAATATTTATATATAATTCTTTATGTATAAAGATAAAAAATGATAGAATATTTAATAGTATTTTTCTATACATAATATGAAACGCATTGAAAATATTCACAATAAAACAAAAGATGTATATATTGAAAATCAACCTTATAATAATAAAAATATATTGCTTTCTAATGATAATTTAACAAAACTATTTGACGAAAATGGATTATCAGGTATTAAATTCAAAAATATTAATTTATATCGTGTTGCTTTTGTTCACAAATCATATTGTACAATGAAAAACACAGACTTTAATAAAAGCAATGTAAATTGTCCAAATAATTGTTTGCCTTTACAGGATATGTCATATGAAAGATTAGAGTATCTGGGAGATTCTTTATTAGGAATGATTGTCGCGAATTATCTATATTGTAGATTTCCTGATCAAAATGAAGGTTTTTTATCAAAAATAAGAACAAAGATAGTTAATGGAAAAATGCTTGGATATTTATCTGATAAAATAGGACTTCCGCTGTTTGCCATAATTTCAAAACAAGTAGAAGAATCAGGAGGTCGTAAAAATTATAAAATTATGGAAGATATTTTTGAAGCATTTATAGGAGCATTATTTTTAGACTTCCAAACAGAAACAGATATAGTATCATTACCAACAGATATTAAACTATCTCCAACAACAGGGGCGGGATATTTTATAGTTGAAAGTTGGTTGATTTATATTATAGAAAATTATATAGACTTTTGCGAATTGATTAGGATTAAAAATAATTATAAAGATATGCTTGTATCGCATATGAATAATTATCTACAAGATTTTCCTCAATTTAAAGAGATAAATGTTACGTCTAAAGATAATGCACGCATATTTACATATTGTGTTAAAGATAGAAATGGAACAATTATTTCAACATCTACAGGTGGAAATAAAAAAGAAGCAGAGAACAATGCCGCAAAAGAAGCATTGTTATATTATAGTGTAGATATACAAGAATATAATTCTAATATATAAACAAACAAAGAATAAATTATATATTTATATAAGTTAAAAATGCCAGATATAAAAATAACACACTTGGTATTGTCTGGTGGTGGGATGAGAGGAGTTATGTTTATTGGAGCATTAAGACTTTTGTATTTAGAAAATTTACATAAAAATATAACACATATATCAGCAAATTCAATAGGTTCTTTTATAGGATTAATGATCGCTTTTAAATTAACAATTGAAGAAATGGAAAAAATAATATATGATATGAAAGACGATAATACTTTATGTTTTATTCCAATAAAAAACTATATTCGCTTTATAACTGAATATGGATTTTTTTCAATAGAACTTTTTATGAATCATTTAATAAAATTAATTAATATTAAATATCCAGATATGGGAGATGATATAACTTTCAAGGAACTATCTAAAAGATTTGGTATAAACTTATATATATCTACGACAAATATAAATAGATGCGAAAATCGTATTTTTTCAATTAACAATACACCTGATAATTCTGTTTTTAGAGCATGCGAGGCTTCTATGTCTGTTCCATTATTATTTAAACCTATTAAAATTGATGATGAATATTATTATGACGGTGCATTAACAAATAACTTTCCAATTAAAATATTTTCAGGAGTTCCTAAAGAAAATATTTTGGGTATGATTTTATATTCAGAGAAGAAACAAAAAGAAGATGATCTTATGCAAAATAAGAAAATAAATATTTTTTTTATTTTAAAACAATTATTTAATATTTTTGATATTTTAAGAACACAGCAAGTTTTATTAAAACAGATAAATACTTCAGAAATAGATAATTATTATATGCCAAGTATTATAACAAATCAAAAAACATTAAACTTTAAACTTGATAAAATGGGTGTTAAAATGATATTAACATCTGACCAGATTGAAAATATGATATACGCTGGTTATGATAGTATGTCAAAATTTATAGATAAACGAAGAAGTCACGTAAAAGAAGAATATGATAAAAGATTAGAATATGCAGATATTAAATAATGTAAATATAATATAGTAGTTATAACTATAATTTAATGAATAATAATGTAGAACCATATGTATTTATTTTAGATTTAGATGGTACAATAATTGGAGATTGCAGATATCAATGTGATATATATAATATACAGGAAATTATTATAAATAATAGTACTCAAAAACTATTAAAAAATAAAACATTATGTGAAAAAAGTTTATGTGAGAGTTACAATAATGAATCTCTTTTAATAAGACCATTTTTTAATAAGTTTATGTTAGAAATTAAAAAACAATATCCTTATAGTTTTATATATATATACACAGCATCTGAAAAGTCGTGGGCACATAAAGAAATTAGTATTATAGAAAAACAAAATAATATTAAGTTTAATAGACCAATATTCACGAGAAATAATTGTATAATAGACCAATATGGGGTATATAAGAAGTCTGTAGTTAAAATATTACCATTAATTTTAAAGTCTATGAAAATGCCAAAAACTTATGATATTTCTAAAAAACTTCTTATAATAGATAATAATGATACATTCATAGATTATACTGAAAACTTATTAATATGTTCAACATATAATTATATTAAATTTAATGATCTATGGGATAATATTCCAGAAGAATATCTTGAAAATGAATTATTGAAATCTTTTATTTCATCTTTAATATCGTCAAAAAAAATACATAATATTCGTAGTAAAAAAAGCGAAGTCCAAGATAAAGTACATAAATGGTTATATAAAAAATATAAAAAAATAAATAAATATAATTATAGGTTTAGAAATGATACATTTTGGAAGGATTTGATAACACACATTAAAAATAATAATATACAAGAATATAATAAACAGACTTTACACATAATGAAAAAAAGTATAAAGATATAGAACGTAATAGGAATATATTTATTATGATTTATGTAAGTTTTGATATTGGGGTAAAAAATTTAGCATTATGTGTATTAAAAAAAACTGATGTTATAACAATTATAGATTGGCGAATAATAGCATTAGCAGAGAGTAAAAAAGAAATTAAAGGAATTGACGATATATCTGAACGTATATATATTGAAATGGATAACATTATAGGCGATTTAAAATTAAGAGGCATAGATAAGATAGATTATGTCTTAATAGAAAATCAACCATCTAATTTAAATGGAATTATGAAAACTATTCAACATATAATTTATTGTTATTTTAGTTTAATAAAGTATTGGGATAAAGACGTTAAAAATGTAATACTAGTAAATGCTTCATTAAAGACTAAAACACATGATTACAAACCAGAAATACAAACAACGGTAGAAAGTCCTAAAAATGCGAAAGGGTTTCGGAAGGATAAATATAAAATTAATAAAAAACTAAGTATTGATATATGTAGTAATTATATTAAAGACAATGAAGTATTGGCAAGTTTATTTGCAGAAAATAAAAAGAAAGACGATTTGAGCGATGCTTGTCTTCAGGCAGTTGCATATATTAGAACAAATATAAAAGACGAATCATTAGACAAGTATAATGTATTATATAATTAAATCATTTTTTTCAACATATATTTATGCGTTTTTATATATGTATTAAAATTATTATAATATATAAACAATTGATAGCCAATTAAATATATAATATGTCCAATATATCAAATCTCAATAATAAAAGTGATGATTTAATCGAGTTAAATAAAAAGAGTTTTGATACTAATTCTTTTAATTTTGAAATCCCTAATAAGCAAAATAGAGTAAATCAAAATAACTTTATAGATGATGATGTTTTATTTAATAAAAAAAATATAAGTTCGGATGTTATGTCAATGTCTTCAAGATCATCTTCACGTGCAAGTTCTGTATCCGGAAAAGGAGAAAGAGAAAAATATATGAAAAATATGAAAAATAAATCAAGAAACGACTATAATAAAAAGTCCAAAGATGATGATACCGATAGTAGCAAATCAAGTAGCAAAAGTAGTAAAAGTAGTAAAAGTAGCATTGCAAGTAAAGGAAATGAAAGTAATGCCGGTAGTTTTTATAGTAATGAAAGTGAAGAACACGATGAAAGCGTTAAATCATATAATGACAGCGAAGGAAGTAAAATAATAAAGAAACGAAATTTAAGCCCTAAAGAAATAATGAAAAATGAAATAAATGAAAAAAAAGAGATAATATATCAATTGGACAGATTAGAATCAAAAGGGTTCAAGGTTCCTTTCAAGTTTAATATGAACTCTGACTTTGGAGAAATGAAGTCTGAATATAATCGTATAATTCGAGAGAAAGAGTTAGATGGTAGCGTTAGATTTCAACAAAAAATGCTTATGGCTTTTATATCTGGTACCGAATATATGAATAGTCGTTATGACCCTTTTACTATTAAATTAGATGGATGGTCTGAACAAGTTAATGAAAATATAAACGATTATGATGATATTTTTGAAGAATTGCATTGTAAGTATAAATCTACAGGTAAAAAAATGGCTCCCGAACTCCGGTTGTTTATTTCCTTGTCGGGAAGTGCTTTTATGTTTCATTTGACAAGTCGCATGTTTAAAGAACAACCTATGCCCGATGTTGAAAATGTGCTTAAATCAGATCCTGAATTAATGAAACAATTTCAAAATGCTGCCGCAAAACAATATATGATGGGTAATAACAAAATAGAACCACCTATGAAACAAAATAATAGTGGTTCCGATAGTATGGGATTATTTAATATGGTAAGTAATATATTTGGAACATTAAATGGTGGTTCTATGTCTCCGGATATTATACCTAGACAAATGCCGAGTTCTAATAATACGAATTATAGTATGAATAATAATTCTATCAATAGACCGGATCAAGATGTTGATAATATCATAAGAAACATGCATAGTAAGATTTCTGTTGAAGAAAATGAAGATAATATAGAAACATTATCTGTTAGCGACGAAGAAATAACATCAATTTTAGAAGATACGGCGGATATTAAGATATTAAGACAATCCTCAGGAGGACGTCCTCGTAAAAATACACGAACATTAAATCTTTAAATTAATTATTATAAAAAAAAGGCGATATTTAAATATTTATCGTTTAGACTTTGAGCGTACATTACTTATTTTTTGAGCTGATTTATTAACAAATGAGCCAATATCATTTACGGACTTTGAAATAAGTCCAGGAGTTTTGCGGATAGTTTGCATAGGATTTCTCACTGTATTTTCAACCTCTTCCTCAAATAACTCTAGTTTACCTAATAATGTGGATAAGGTACTTATTAAAATTGGGACAATAATAATGGTAAATAATAATGTAAGGAATAGGAATAAAGACACCATTGTTCCAACCGCTATTACATCACGGCTTATATCTTCCGAGCATTTGCATTTTTCGTTTGTCAAAAATCTAACATAATCAAAAGCATAATATATATATACAACGAATATTAGGAAAAATACGAATGTACCCATTGCTAATAGTTGTACGACAGCGGGACCCATATTTTTAGCAATACTAGAAACCGAAACAAATGAAGTCACTAAGAAATACGATAGAGCGACTAATGTAAAGTTCTTAATAAAATCTTTATTCGGGTGTTCGGCACATTCACAACCGATATTTTCAAGTTTATATAAATACGCGTAAATTATAATTAATAATATTGCAAATATCATTTGAATAATCACACTACTGTAAAATGACAAGTTGTTTTCCGCACCTTTCATATTTACTTATTCTTACTCTATACTATTATATAGAAATTATTTATATTTATAAATCTACAATATTATAGATTATAAATTTTGTTGTTGTATTATAATTTTTTATATCAAGACTTTTTATTTTATTAACAACATCTATAGACTTTTCAATTTTTAAAAACTTATATATTTGTTCCATAAATATGTCTATAATATATTTATGAACCGTTCCTTCGTTTATAATTATATACATATAATCGTATATTCTGTTTATTAATTCCGGTATTTCATTTTTTTTAACGATAGTCCAAGCTTTATTTATATTATGCGTACATTTCTTCCATTTTATATAATTACAATACAATTCATATTCGTCATTTAATAATAGCAAATTATTATCATATATATATTGCGGAGGTTTCCATTGTTCGTTCTCATTATAATCTTTCCATAATTTTTCTATCATTTCATCATAAAAGTCTTTTTCAAAGAAAGATAATATATCAATATATATAATGTCATCATTTATCTTAATATACCCCCATATTAATGTAAAAAACTCTTCATTATTATTTTCAATAACTATATTTTTTATTTTTTCATAAATAATATCTTTATTTTTTACAGTTAATTTATTAAGATGACCGATTAGATTTCTTTTTACTATAGAATTGTTTGTAAAGTTAGGTATAATTATATGAAATCTTTTTTTATTATTATTATCTCCGTCTTTTTCTTTTTTTGTATATACCTTTTTCGCCAATATCATTTTTGGATCATAAAAAGAACTAAAGCAAGTATATTTTTCTTTTAACTGCGATACTTTTAAAAGAATGTCCTGTGGAATACAAGATATTTTATTATATTTATCTTGAAATTCTAAAAAATTAATTTTAACAATTTGTTCTGTCATTTATATTATACTTTATATGAATAATCTTATATGAATAATCTTATAGATATATATAATACATAAAGCAGAAAATATATATATATAATATATTGATGAATATTATAAGCGATATATCAGATTGTAAAGACTTTATACATAGTATTGAAACTATTTATAGCACACATTCTATTTATCGAACAATAATAATTTGCAATGAAAATATTGATTTATATGTTGATTTTTTAAAAAAGAAAGACTACGATGTTCTTATAATTGATAAATATGAATATATTAATTATGATTTAATTGATAAACGTATTTTCATTATTAACGAAAATAGTTTTATTAGTTTTATAAAAGATGTAAATAATAATGATAACTATAAAGATATTATATTTTATAATTTACTTGCATTTACAAAAAATAGCAATAAAGAAGGTTTATTGTTAGAATATAGAAAAATTGTTAAACACAATGGTGATTTTATTATCTGATAATATTTTAGAGTATATAATGAAAAAAAACGGGTATATGAATGAAATATTAGCAATAATGACTATCGTTATTATTATTGCAATTATCGCTTTAGGAGGATTTAATTATAAAAAAATAGCAGAAAAATTCAATAGTGATAAAAAATATACTTTAGAATATTATTACATGGATGGATGTGGACATTGCGTTGATTTTAATAAATCAAAAATATGGGAAAAATTAGAAGCGGAAAACTGGGAAAATGTAACATTAAAAAAATATAATCGTCTTGAAAAAATGGATAGAATAGAAAGGTTTAATATAACCGGGTTTCCATCTATAATACTTGTAAAAAATGAAGAACTTGTAGAAAATTATAATGGTCATAGAACATTTAATGCTATATCAGCATTCATTAAAAGTAAAGATATATAAGATGATAATAAAATATTATTATAGTATTACTATAATAAAATGGGCGGTGGATTGATGCAATTGGTTATAACCGGTCATGCGATGGACCAATTTATATTAACAAACGCAAGCATTAATTACTATAAATATGTTTATAAAAAACATACAAACTTTTCTATGGAAAATCACGAAATAACACCTATAAATAATGGTAATAATGGATTATTACGAAGTGCGACAATGACATATGAAATAAAAAGACACGGTGATTTATTAAGTAATATTTTTTTAAGTTTTAAAGTCCCTGATATATATTCTACCAATGACTTTAAGTTTAGATGGGTTAATAATCTAGGATTTAATTATATTCATAGGGTATATTTTATAATATCGGGTCAAACGATAGAAACAATATACGGAGAATGGATGAATATATGGAATGAATTGACAAATAAGGACGGGACAACTTATAATAAATTAATTGGAAATATTCCCGAATATACAGATCCTGTTACTACAAATCCAAAAGTAACAATTATTAATAATAAAATTATTACTGTTAATTATCCCGCGACTTCAATTTTAACGGATACTATACCAAGTATAAAAGAAAGAGAAATACAGGTTCCATTACATTTTTGGTTTACAAGAAATCCATCGCTTGCGTTACCATTGTTAAAACTAGCAAATAATGAAATAAAAATCGTTGTTGAAACGAATTTAAATGCTATTGAAGGTTTATACACTATATGGTCTGAAAAATTAAATACACATGTTAGCAGTTATTTATATAATAAAATAAATCCCAATAATAAAATAAATATATATAATTTTATAAAATATGATGGAGTATTGAACACATTTGACGTAAATAATAAATTACATTTAACATATGTTTTTTTGGATAATATAGAACGAAGTAGAATGTTGATGGATACAAATACTATAAATTATGTTATAGATACAGTTAAGAAAGCAATTGGTGATGGTAGCGATGGTAAATATAACATAACAAACGCAAACAATCATATCAAGGAATATATATGGACTATAAGGCGCAGTGATATTATTAATAATTTTAATAATTATATTAACTATACAGCACAACACACATACAATGAAAGTATGGGTATTCTCAAAAAAGCAACAATATCGTGGATTAATCAAACAGAAAGAGTAGAATATGATGCTAATTTTTATAATCAAATACAGCCATATTATAATCATACTAATATTCCGCGAACAGGTATTTATTGTTATTCATTCGCTTTATTTCCAGAAAAAATTAATACTTCAGGATCTTATAATAATTCAAAAATAACAACATCGCTTCAATTAGAATTAAATGATTACACTAATAATCAATCATATACAAATATGATTAATAGTATAAATAGTTTAACAAACTCTGTCGAAAAAATAACATACGATGTTAGCATATTTATAAAAGAAATTAATATATTAAGTGTTATTAATGGACAGGCGCGTTTAAAATATGTGTAATTTTATAATCTTCTTTTTCTAATAAGTATAATGGATTTATTTACGTTAATTATAATTTTATTAGCGGGATATATTATAAAATATTTAATTGATACAATTAATTCATTAAATCGCGAGATAAAAGAAATAAAAGAAAAATGTATAAAGTCTAGCGATAATGTAAAATTTAAAACAAAAACAGAAGAACCTAATATAAAAATTAATAGAGATTTGATAAATAGTATTAGTTATTTCAAAGACTTTTTTGATAATAAAGATATATAAATGATATAGCCGTTACTATATTTAAAAGTTAAATATAATATGCCCAGAAAAGCAAAAGTTATTGATGATAAAACAATAAATGTAAAGAAAAAGAACTTATTAAATACTATGGTAAAAGACATATCGATTGTTGATAATGAAGATATAATACTGCAATTACAAATATCGGAATGTCAAATATCTAAAATGAATGAACGTGTTGATGCGGAAATATTAGAACATCCAGAACCATATGAACCCAATTGTTTTTATTTAAATGAATCAAATATTTACAATAACATTCAAGATAATATTATAAATGAAGAAAGTTTATCTTCAGATAATGGAACTTCTCTATCTAATAAAGAATATAATGAAAATATTATAAATACTCATAATAATTGCTATTGGTGTTGTCATCCAATAAATAATAGAACATTTGGAATGCCATATAAATATAATGTTAAAACGGATACATATATATTATTTGGGAACTTTTGCTCTTTAGAGTGTGCTAATGCTTATAATTTTGCATCTCATTGCGGTAGTTATAAGGTTTGGGAAATTAATAGTTTAATACAAATGTTAAGTAAGCATTTTGGCGTTTCACATCCTGTTCGTCCAGCTCCTTCAAGATTTTTATTAAAAATATTTAATGGACCTATGACAATAGAAGAGTTTAGAAGTGGTCATTTAACAAATGATAAAACACATTTGTTAAATTTACCACCAATGATATTAACAAATTATAATTATGAAATTGTAAATACATCGTATTTAAAAAATATAACAGATAATATGCATATTAAAAACGATATTGGTAAGGAAAAAATAGAATTGGCTAAAAATATAAATCCGTTTTTTAATAAAAAATGATATAAGAATATACATTTATATATATAAGAAAATATGACAGACATTTATTTTTCAAAATATAGAATTTCAACAATTACTTGCAATGCTAATATAGGATGTTCGATTAATATCAATTTAGGAATATTATTTGACAATATCATTGTATCTGAGACACCAGAGGTAGATAATTCTTTGGTTTGGGCACAGTTTATGAAAGATGGAACAGATGTATCTAAAGGTGTATATCCAAAAAAGAGAAGGAAAAGTAAAAAAGATAAAATGAAAAAAAACAGATTTGATAATCAGGTAACGGTTATCTATAGATTTAGAGAGAAATATATACCTAATGTAAAAATATTCAAAAATGGTAATATTCAACTTACGGGAATTAAAAGTGTTGAAGATACTGAAATAATTGTTAATACAATTATTGATAATATCAAAGAAATATATAATAATATTGACAAAAATATTATTATTAATGTTCTTGAAGATTATGTATTGGATTTAAAATATCAAAACTTTAAAATTAGAATGATTAATACAGACTTTAAGGTCTATACAGACCCTGAACTTACGAAAGGATTTGAAGTAAAAAGAAGAGAAATACATAAATTATTCATTGGAGATGAATATAATAATAAATGTTCATTTCAGCCCGGTATTTATCAAGGCGTCAAATTAGAATATTTCTGGAATGAATGTAATATTAAAAAAAACGGGATATGTTCGTGTCCTATAAACTGTTATGGTAAAGGAACCGGTAAAAGCATTAGTGATTGTAAAAAAGTGACAGGTGCTTTATTTGAAAGCGGAAGTGTCTTAATAACAGGAGGTGTCACATTCGAACAAGTTGATGAAACTTACAAATATATATGCGACTTTTTAAGAAAACATAAGGATGTTATTAAAAAACCTCATCCAAGTGCTTTGTTATTAGTATGACAGAATATATTATAATTATCTTCAGTATTTGAAACGCTATCTTCGTCCGTATATTTTTTAAACATACTCGTTACAACAGTATTATTTCCTGGTCTATTAAATGATGGTATATGATGACTTGCATAAAATTGTGAACTAAAATCAACAGCATCTGGAAAAACAGAAGGTTGTTTATAATTATTACCCCACGGTTTTTTATCAAATAGTACTTCTCCTGTATATAGTCCTGCGTTTTTCGGAGGTACTGGAACACCAACATTTGGAGCATAGTTTAACTCTGCGTATTCTAATTCTTTTTTCATTATTCTATATAGAATGAGGATATTAATATGTCATAATATTAGATTTATTTGAGTACATAATCTTTTTATTTTCAATAGAATGTAGAAAGTGTTAAAAGTTTTAGAAATATATTATTAATAAAAAGATTATTTTTCTCTATATATAAAAATGATAAATAATTATAAAAAATATTTGGATTATAATTGTGTTCATTATCAATACAGTAGTGATTTTTGTTATTACAGAATTATAAAAAATATGTTAAATAAATTATCTAATTCAATAAAACCAATTAATATAGATTTAAAAATTACTATTAATTATAAATGTATTAAGAAAATATTAAACGTTTGTTCGTATGATGATTATGTATCTAAAATATACGAAGATTATATTCATAAACATATTCGTATAATTGAATTAAATATCATATTACTTGAACTTTATTTAAAAGAGATTGAGCATACAATTAAAGATTTAAAAATAATTAAGTATGATGCCGAATTACAAATCAAATTAAATAGAGATACTATTGACTTTTTTAATATTATATTTTCATCTAATACAATTAATGTTTGCAGTAATATTAAATATACCAATATTTATAATATTATGCATCTAGGAAATGTTAAATTTATATATGACGATTCTTTTGAAATTATTATAAGCAGTACCTATAATAATCCTACAATATTTGATCATTTATTATTTTTACATAAAATTATTTGTAAAGATGATAAAAATGAATATACATACAGAGGATATATATTGCTATCATATAGTACTGTTAGTACTGTAGAATATTATGATAAAAATCATAAACAAAAATTAGCATATATTATGGAAAAACCTATGATTAATTGGAATACATGCGATTATTGGACAGATTTAAAAAATGTAAATGCAAATAAACATATTTGTTATCATTGAGTATATCATTTAAAAATTTGATATTTGTTTTTTTGTTGGAAAAAATTAGAAATGACGCATGATAATAATAAGAAAGGTATTAATTCTTCAATTATGGGTAAAAAATATGAATTGCAAATTTATAAAATTGTTAAAATGTGTAAAATGAATGGAAACTCTTTTAATAATCAAATAGAAAATGAATTAGGCGGGTGCTCTTCTAAAAATGATATAAAATGTAATATGATTTGTGAAGGAGATATTCCTATAGAAATCAAAAAATATAAAACACCTGATTGGATACAATGTAGTTTAAAATACGACGATGTTAATAAAAAATGGGTCGGTAGTACAAAAAATAAAATACCTGATAAATCTAAAGAGACTTTTGAAAATATAATATCGAATAATTTATTATTTAATGGAAAAATACCAGTATTTATGATTAGAAAAATAACTTATGAAGAATGGATTAAAATAAAGAATGAAACCGATATTTATAATGATATATATATTGATTGTCCCAGCGATACTATTAAAAAACTATATAGTGAAAAAAACTGTAAATATATTCAAATATCTGAAAAAGGATTGTATCATTTAGGTTATGATATATGCGATTTCAAAGTTCCTGAATTTGAATGCGAACAAAGATTAAGAATAATAACAAAAATACATACTAAAAAAAATAGTAATGGGTATTGTGTATTATCTGTTATTGTTGCATGTCAGCCAAAAAATATTAAAATATTAAAAAAGTAATTATAGTTTAGATGATAAGGTTAAACTCCCAGACATTTTAGAATATTGTTATATTAATTAGATATAATAATAATTTCAGAAGACTTCTTTGTAGCATTCATACTATAAGACCATTTAACATCTATAATAATATAGTCTTTGTATAGACATCTTATGTATTCGCAATTATTATATGCTAATACCCAATTTTTATTTTTATTTAATATATCAAATAGTAAATCATGATTAAATCCTTCGTGCATATCTCCATTATTACCATATAATTTTGAGTTTTTTTCTAAAAAGTATGGTGGGTCTAAAAACATTATAGACTTTTCATATTTTTTATCATTTATAAATTCTA